TACGCTTGTCCAGAATTCCAAACTACCTGTGATGGAGAGATAGATAAATCTGTCCATCCTGATAAGTCAGTTGTAAATCCACCATTTACTACCAACTCAGGGAATGGTCCAAATATTACGTTCACAGTTGACTCAGGTGCAACTAATGTAGTAGCAACTGGGTCTTGTGCTGTGGCAACTTGCGCAATATCACCAAAAGCTTGCATGCCTAAATTAGCAGCTGTTATGGTAGCTTGCGCGACAGTAACCCCCATGCCAACAACATTAGGAACTACAGCATTAAGGACAGCCTTACCAATACCAACAGTATTCAAAACACGGTCATAGGTATCTGGGTTACCATGGTTGAATACGTTGACGTTCCGCTTATAGTTCAGAACAGTAATGAGATTAGCCATTATCTTAACTCGTTAGCGTTAAGTTTACTGCTTGATTAGGTTGAACTTTGGTAGCAGCAGTTGGAGCTTGAATCGTTACATTACCTGTAGTTAATGTTACTTTACCTACTAACAAATGCTGTGCAGCTAATGTAGCTGTGGCAGCAGATAAACTTGACCCTACAACATTGGCTACTGTAATTGGTATAGCTAATGCACAGTTATCTACCAAACCTTCTGGGGTAACAGTATCGTGCCCTGCTTGCCATGCAGCATTTTGTGCTGAGCCAGTAGCAAATGGATTACTAGAAACACCTGCTACTAGAGCTTCTCTTCCTTGACAAAAAGCTTCTGGTAACTGCACCCTTGCCGTTTTTATATCAGTGTGGTCATTAGCCGCACTATGTTTAAATTCACCTGGCATCTTTATATCCTCAATTCTTGCCCTGTACCAAACACATTTTACCCTCAGTAGACTGGAGGTAACGTGCCATTTCTTTTGCTGAAATTTCAGCATTGCGGTTATTTAAGTCATAACCATCACGTTGCGCTTTTTCAAATAAATTCATTGGAATAGACGCAACAAGTCTACCCCATGTACCTTCATCACTATTTACCCCTAAGTCCATAATAGCACCTGGATTCTTCCGCAGTTCGGAATTACGGGCAAGTATTATATCCTCTGTTGGTTGAGTTCGGATATGTGCTACTTCATCTATATGACTCACAAATTCACTTTTAATAACACCATCATAAAAAGTATTATCAGACACTATTACATGCCCCTTCCCATATTAACCCTAACAGTTGAACCCAAGCCTACCACGGCAGCAGCCGCTGGTACTTGTGAAGCAACAACGGGAGCAGTAACTACACCACCGTCTCTATCACCACCAAGGGCATTGCTATAAAATAAGTTTTGTGGTACTAACCCAGCTGTTCGGCAAGCGGATTCAACAGCAGCAGCAGCCATGGTAACTAAATTAGGTACTGTTACAGGGGTATCAAATGCACTAGCCATAATATTACTCCTAATCCACTAAACGAATATACGCAGACAGATTTTGAACTTCTGCTAAAGTAGCTAGACCTTCTTCACTAACCTTGATTTGACCACGTGTTAAATTCATAGTCCACCCAGGAGCCTGAACCTCATTAGTAACATTTATAACATTATAATAAGACTTCTTAGATTTTACAGGTTTTAATTCTGCTTCATTTTCCTTAGTATCAGGAATTTTATTACCAACTTGTTCTGCTGATACTTTTAACTTTAATTCTGCCATTTTTACGCCTATGATGTTAAAGTAAAATCTACAGAATCACCATCTAACGACCAGTTATGTCCTAACGCATTTTGTTTAGTAACTACACCAGTTGTTAATGAAATTGTACCAACAGTCAAACCAGCACCAGTAATTGCTGATTGCGCACTTGCACTTGTCATTCCGATTATATTAGGACAAAAAACACGCCCCTTTTGATTATGCTCTGTTGGTATGCTAATTTTAATTTCATACCCAGCATCTTCTACTATACCAGCCATTTACTTGCCCTCATTTCTATGCATAAGATAGTGTAACCATATATAAACAAAATATACGGTTACACCAGCTAATATTGCACTATCAAATTGATCCATTATTACGCAGTTACTGCCAATGTTGGATTAATATCACCAATAATAGCATGTGATTTTTCAGTATTGCAAATTAAAGTCCAATCAACAGACATTTGCTTACGTTCTGATAAACCAATTTTTGCCAAATCTTCGGTACGATACCCCTTCAAATATGACAACGCAAGATAGGTTGGATCAATAATAAATACATCGGCGCAGTCAGTAGAGCCACCAGTATCTTTATGCATTTGTTGAAGACGATTTGGAATTAGTTTTAAAGTACCAAAGTCAGTAACAAAAACATTAACAGAACCAAGAGCAGTAGCTTGTTCAGCAGATTTACCTTGGTCAGACATTAGAGTTGCCACACGGGCTGAAGAAGAAAATAAATATTCAGAAAACTTACGTACAACGCCTGGAATTGACATAAGAACGGTAGGATCACCACCTTGTGTGTATATGCCTTGAACCGCGTCACGAACCAAAGTTTCAGTTAATGCACGAGCAGTAGTGGGAATCCTAGCTACAGTAAGACCTGTGGCAGGATCAAAATGACCAGCAGTGCCACCATTAGCATTGGTTTGAAGCCATGTTGGCAATCCACCAGATTTTCCAGCAACTGTATTACCATCATCTGCCAACGATGCCTGATTTATTAATGCAATAGCTTCCACATCACGACGTAATTCTTGCTGCCTACGCATAACTTGATAGCTAGTTTCTTTGGTACGGCCAATTATGTCAGACGCATCTGCTCTGAATGAAACTTGTACGACTTTTTGGCTGATCTGATGATGATTACCAACACGTGCACCAAGGACTGTGTTATTACCACTAGCATCAGCCCCGTCAACCACAGCATTAGTAATATTAGGTGCAGCCAAAGCATCAACCGTCCACTCTTTATACTCATTTTTACTTGACTCAGTACCAACAGTATCAGTAAAAGGCAATGGGATTTTTGAAATATCCCAAATCTGGTTCATCACATCTTCACGGATTAAACCACCACGGCCGACCGCTTTTAGGTCAGCACTATCTAAATTAGTTGAAGCCATTTTTCTTTACCCCTAAAATTAATTAATCACTACCACCAAATAATAATTCAGTGACAGCATCACGTTGGGCATCCCGCTGGGCATACCCTGTAGTTTGTTTTGCAGCCTTCTTCAATTGTTCCAGCTTGCTAATTTTCTTTGTACTTGTTCCAATAGGTTTCTGATATTTAGCAACCTTTTTTTCTAACTTTTTATCAGCAATTTTAACACCACTACGATATTTATGAGCGTCTTTAATAAGTTCTAAAATTCTGGCATCCTTAATATCTGCAAATTCTTCACTGGTAAAACCATAGGCTTCTCCAATAAAATTTTGCATTTCGACAAGTGCCTTCCTCATTACTTTCGCGTCATTCCAAGCAGGGTTATTCTCAATAGCTTTTTCAACTTGTCCTTGAATAAATTGTTGAGTTTTTTGTTGAGACTCTCCAACAAATTTCTGATTTTCCTCATTATTTACTTCTAATATGGCATCTTTAATCTGTTTAATATGGGCAGTTTTCAAGTTATAATCTTGAACCATAGCCGCATATTCAGCAGGATTACTATACCGTAAAGATTGCCAATCTATTCCCTGGTATTCTTCAGTCATTGATGTTTCTAAATAAGACGTTAATGCTTCTGCATCTTTTATCTTTTTACTATATTCTTGAAGTAAAGATACTCTTTTCTCATCTAATTGCTTACGATCTTCTGCCAGAGTTTGACTTTTAAGAGTATTACTTTTATTACTTTGATAGCTAGCTATTAAATCAGGCAATTTTACAATAGATATTTTACCATCTACTTTAACTTTAACACCAGCAAATTCACCATCATCGTCAAGTACTAATTGTTTTTCATCAATACCAAGAGCTTTTGCCCAAGTTAAATCACCTTCTTCAATTTCATCAGGTTCCTGTGGTTCATCTTCATTGTGTTCTTCTTCACCTTCATCTTCTTCATTGGACTCGTCGATTGGGGGTAATTCCGTCTCTAAGTCTTGCTTTGATTTAGGTACCTTTTTATCAGGTTTAGCTTCCTGTTTTATGGGCATATCATTAACTTCTGCGTCCAATAACGCAGAAACTTGACTAACCACATCACCATCACGTGTCGCCCCTTGTTGTGGGGTAGACTCATTTTGTTCAGCCATTATCTATTATCCAGTTGCTTAGTAGCGAGTTTACCAGTTATCATGTCTGATAAAATAGCATTTTCTAGGGTTGTTATTGAGTCTAACAGATACTTGATTGTTTGCAAGTCTGATATACTGTTACAATGCGTTTCCCTAAACTGGGAATAGCAATATTCTTTTTGTTTATTAAGAAAAGTCTTAACATAATTATCATACGCTGAACGAGCCTGTAGACCCATTCGCTCTTCTTCTTCAAATTGTAATTGTTCTTCGTTTAGCATGGTTTTTATTCATCAGGTCCATTTTATTGCTTGATAGTTAGTCATTATTTTCTCCACCCTCACTTTCTTCTTCTGATTCCGCTGCTTGCTGTGCAGCCAAGAAATTCTCTGTTTGATCTTGTTTAGATTGTGCTTCAACTTTAACCAATTCAACTGCTGTATTCATGTGCAGTTTATCATATTCTAAATCTCTATTCTTATCAGAATCTGTTTTCTTACTAATAGCATCTGCCATCAATTTGGCTTGTGCAAGTTCATGTTTAAGAGCATCATTTTGAGCTTGTAGACTTAATTTATCCATAGCATGTTGATGTTTAGCAAGCTCTACTTCACCTTTAAGTTTAACATTCATTTGCTGAGATTCTGCTACTGTAGTGGCAGACTTGGCAAGTTCAGCTTGTTGACGCATTTGCTCTATGGTCATTTGCTCTTGTTTCTGTTGAGCTGCTTGAGCTTGTTGGCTAGCTTGTTGAGTAGCTTGTTGTCCCTCTGGTGACGAAGGATCAATAAAGTACCTACTTGCACCATTAAGTCCAGAAAACTTACATAAATCATCTAAAGTTGCGTATATTTTATCAGGGTTAGTTAATGGCTGATTTGCTGCTACTAACTTTTCTTGTATGGCTGCAATATTCTGTATGGCTGCTTGTTTTGCTCTATGATCTCCACTACCAGTACCAACTCTGACTGTAGTTTCAGATCTCTTAATCCAGGAAGTAGGGCGCACCTGAACCCATTCACCCCTAAATTTGTAATCTTCAATGGAATCAAAGTGCTTAGTGGCAATATCTCTGATTTTGCACATAAGTGGCTTAATACCCGTTTCACAAATAACCCTCACTATAAGCCCAACAAGTTCTTCCTTGGCGTTCATTACCGCTTCAATGCCTTCGGAACCGACACGATCACCAATTTGTTCAGTATTAACTTGTCCTTCTGGAGATACACCCACTCGACCGGCGCGAACTGTGTCAAGATAATTCATCATTTCCATAGCTGCAGGACTTATTGGAGGCGTTTGTAATGGGGCAATGGCGTCAAGTCTTTTGGCTCGGATAATTCCACCAGGACGGGATACCAATAAGTCGTCAATATTGACTTGTCCCTCAACCACGATGTTTCGTTGATTGTTCTGGAGGTAAACATTGTCCATGATGTTTCTGATAAGCGCGGTCTTATTATCTTGTATTTGTTTAAGTCTGTCATAAATAGACATTCCTTGGAACTTATGTGACATAAGGATAGCTGTACAACTAACCCATGGGTTATCATCCAACTCATCAATATCGAGAATGACCGTAGCTGGTTGTACACCTCCAGTAGTAACTTTTAGTCTTTCAGCTATACCATCGCCATTACGATCACATTTAAGATAACATTCGCCTATTTCAACAAGTTTTGAGGACTCATCACCTGGGAATGTTGCTGGAATAAGAGTGGGTTCATTCTGCATATAAAAACGGTATGCAGAGCGGATAAGATCAGTTGAAGCTAGTTTTGCCACCAAGTCTTCATCATAGCCTTCTTCGAGGAGATCAGATGCACTCTTGGTGATAATGTGTGCCGTAAAACGCGCGTCATTAAGTGCAATCGAGTTATGTTGGCTATTAACTCTAAATTGCTCAAGTGGTACTGGGTCAATACAGATTTTGCCAACTTTCTTAGTGATAACAATTTTAACGTCATATTCATTGATGCTAGATAAGTTTGGTAGTCCATCTATTGATGAATTTTCTATTGTAAGTGAGTTAGTGGTCATTTCAAGGATTTCAACATCCTTATCCGCTACTAACATTTGCATTTGTTCTTGGGTTAATCCCGTATATTCATCAGTTCTAGTTTCTTCTATTTCTTCATAATATACTTTTAATACACCATTACGCTGCATTAAAGCATCTTTTACAAACTGATGTATTAATATAAAGCCATTGTTCTTTTTCATCAATATGTCATAAACATATTGGGATTCTAGGTCAGCCTGCTTTTCATCACCAGGGCGAACGGGGTCAAAGATAACTACTTCATTATTTTGTGTAAATGCCTTCATTATTTGGGGCATGATCCACTCAATGGCATCTGCAACATCAAGTGATGTTAATCCAGACCTACCCTCAACTTCTTTGCCATTAGGTAAACCCAAATAATAGCCAAGGGGATCTCTTAAGAACGTAGGACTAGAGCTAGTAACATTTGCATTACTAAGTTCATTAGTAACAATGGTAAGTATCTGATGATCTGTCAGTTTGGTCTTTGCCATTTTATTTTGCCATTTAACATAACTAATTTATTATTAAAAAACATTCTTTCAATAAAATATGTAGGACCAAAACCTATTGCTAAAAACCCCTTACAAATATTAATCCAATACCGACCAGTCCAGCATCTTGAAAAATGTATCATTCTATCCTCATCATATTATTAAGTAGCTTGACACTGTCCGCTCGGTGGAGGAAACGAACAGAGTCTTACTATTTCGGCCATAACCACGAAATTCATAACTCTGGCTACATCCGCGTTACCAGCATAGTAATAGATGCAGTAGCAACTGGAGCTTAACCATAGTCTTTGTCATTTTGTATATTAGTGTAAATATCAATCCTAGTAAATGGAGTACCAATAGGACTTTTTAAATCATACATGATTACAGTAAATGGACCATCTGTTCTTCTCAATCTTGTTAGACCATTATTACAATACTCTAACAGCATTGTCGATAGTAATTTTAACATAGTGTTACTACTACTGCTAGTGGAACTTAGCCCTAGTGGAAACTATAGAAAAACCACTAGAGCTAAAGTCATTTACTCTTAATTTATTGCAGTGGCAACAATCCAGAACCAGCTGATGTTGGAGCAACATTTATAAATCCTGTTTGGTAAAAATATTCAGGATTATTATTACCATGTATATTAATATCTATTACACAGGCAGAGCCGCCAGCAATACGCAATTTACGGAAACGAGTTGTACCTTCAACACCATCTTCTTGCAACATGTGACTACGCTGCCAATATTTAGCAACAGGATAACCTTGCTTAGAGATTTGTTGTAGTCCCCAATCAAGACGCGTAGCGCGTATTTGACCATCAGCAGGTGTAACCATAGGAAAGTTAAAGAAGTCTTTAATTACTGAACCAGTATATACATCTTTAATCTTTGGGCTCAATGGATTAGGAATATTGACTGCTGAAGAACCTTGCATAATAGATGAATTTTTATTAAACGCATAAGTTCCTAAAAAGCTGGTAAAACCTACCTGACCAAACTTGCCAGTTGCCGCTGCTACTGTATACCTATCACCACGAAATGCATCTAGTGCTATCTGGCTTCCTAGGAATACAATTTCAGAGCCAGATGAATCAATAGTTGTATCACCAACTCCAGTATCATCAGCATAAACTGTAATATCACCTGAAGTAGCTAAACAACCTTTAGCTTGGATAAATGCTTCTAATGTTTGCTGAGATGCTTCCAACATAGATACAGCCAAGCGTTCTGGAACAGTTAGATTTGCCACCTGTAAGCGCTTAAGACCATCTATGTAAATGGATGGTACATTAGGTGTAATACCCCACTCATCCATTTGTACAATGGGAGCAACTACTCTTGGAATGACTACCGGATTAGGCTTTACATGTGACGTTTTTTGACCAGTAGTTAGTGCCAATGCGCTTGAAGCAAACATGACCATAATACCTGTTAATAATATTTTTTTCATTTGACCCTCTATAAATATTTAAATTAATAGTACTTACGCAGTAGGTAAGCAATTCCTGTCTTTCCAAGTTGTCATTTTAAAATTAAAATCAGTGGTAATCTTTATATATGTCAATACATAAATATACTAGTAATACCAAAAATGCAGCAAACAGGACAATGCCTGCTCTTTCACCAATAACTGCTGTCATTAGCAAGGTGCACCAGGTGGCAGTTTACCTTTACCTGGGTTCATTGGTGGTTTCTTAGTTTTAGATTTAGCTTTTGTCATTTAATTCCTCACTACTTATGTTTATTCTTTTTATCTATAAACTGTTCTTTATAACCAGCTGCATATATCGCCGCTGCCTGAGCTTCCGCTTGTCTGCGAGTGGGGTATACTTTACCAGTGTGACCCCACTTCCACCCACCTGCTACTTTATGTATTGGCATATCAAAAACCTGTCTGGTTAAAATGTAAATCTTTAGGATTAGGCGTCAAATAAAAATCTGACGCTACTCTTTGTGCATTGGTAGGGTGCTGCATAGCATTAGTCATAGGATCAGCAGAACCTCGTGTACGCTTCTGTTCATCAGCCCAGTCCCATCCTACTGAAGTTGGCTTAATACCATTCAACCACTTTTGTACTGATATAAATGATCCTCCTGTATCACCAATATATGCTGTGTGCTCAGCAGTGGGTAATACTCTAACATGATCCCAAATTGCACGATCCTCATGCCTATATCCATCAACCTCAAAAGCTACCTTACCAGATACAGTAACCTCATAACTATCTACGTTAGGGTGACAGTGTGATTTTATCACTGCGTTGGGCTGTAATAAGAACAACTGTACTTGATATTGACCGCTGCGGTAAATTGATAATCCTGATAAATTACCAGAGAAGTCAAGTGTATTATCTACTGGTGGCATTATCGGTTTATACATTAACCAGAAATGTAGAAAGCTAGTTAGTTCGCAGTATGGTATATTGTCATACATATCTATTCACGCGTAGGAGGGTTCTTGCCAAAGTGAAATGCTTTTCCTAACATTAAAGCTATTCCAAAAGCTAACACTAAATAAAATACTATCCAGAATACCCAAATCATTAAACTACTCCTCTGTTATGTAGTGTGTAATCTATGGGTTTATCACCATAGCCACCTATCACTCTTTCTCCTCCGACTGCACCAAGGAACAAATATTGGAGAGCATCTCCCGCATGACTATACTTTCCTTTATCTGGCTTATCCTGATACTTATCTTCTCCTGATACCTGGAGTCTTTTGTACTTATACCCACCTGCACAAGCCTTTCGTAAAGTGGTGCAACCAGATGTAATGCAGAAAGCTGGTTTGCCAGAGAAATCGAGTCTTTGCATATAATCTGCAACTGATTCTCTACGTATGGTGAAATCATTAGTATAGGTTGGATATGCGTTAATTCCAAGGTTGTTAAGGATTTGAAAGGGGGTGGTTTCATCTGTTTGCGCCCTACCTTCTCCTGCTGGATCAGCGTATATCTCTATATCTTTATGTAAAGAGTAAGAGTGATTAAGTTTCTGTTTCAGAAGCTTACCAAAGTTTACTGCTCCCATATCGAACGTGCATAGTTCATCAAATAATATAAATCTCCCGCTTGGTGTGATCTGCCCAAATATTGCTGCTGGGGTAAGACCAAAGTCAATTCCTATATAGAGTGTTCTGTTTGGGTCAGGTATATAAAAATAGTCTGCAACGAAATGAATATCATCTTTATACTCTGGCCAGACAGATTTGCCATCTGCAATAAAACCATAAAGACCATGAACGTATACGTTTATCCATTCTTGGTCTTTTCCTGATTGCATATTCGTGTAATAGCCCTTAGGTAAGTTCTGACGGTTTTCCGCTGACGGGCTGGTGCCAGAAGGCTGATGGAATATTACATGATTAGGTGGCTTAAGTTCCTCGAATAGTTTATAATACCAATGATCAGAATCTGGCGGGTTTGTGTCCATTATAATCCCGAACCATGTAGGCCCAAATATCTCACGGCAGTTGTCTGGATCAGTGTAATATAATGGGTCTGTTCTGTCTAGCTGGCGTTCTGGGTATCTCCCGCATCGGCCTTGGAGCATCTCCATTACTGCTCTCGGTACCTCCCTACATTCATTAATCCATCCTCCAGTTACGTCTAGGGAAAGGAGTTTCTTTATATCTGATGGTCTATCTAAGGCACGAAACAGAAATTGGGTGTGTAGTCTTGTACCGTCAATTAAGGGTCTTTGTAGTGTGAAGCGCATGTTACCAGTAGAGAATTCACCCGTGGATCTTGGAATCCATTGAAAGAATGTCTCCATTGTTGTATCTATTAATTCCCTATATGTATTCCTTATTATTACGAATTTTGTGTATCTTGTATTGTCTGCTGGGTGAGGCTGCTGGTTGTGCGCCTTTAATAAGAGTTCTTCGATGCATCCAACAGATTTCCCGCTGCCTATCGGGCCGATAATGGTTCTAACAAAGTCCTGGCTGAGATGAAATCTCCTGAGTGTGGGAGAGCTTTTATAGACTATATTAATCATCTAATACCACTGTAAACTGATATTGTTTATCATTTGGTGTAGTATTATTGTCTGTAAGTGATCCTTCAAAATTCTTAGCGAATCTTTGGAGATAAGCTAGGGCTGCGTTAGTTCCGTTGCGTTGGCTCATTTGAGCGAAAAGTCTATCTGATGCTACTAACTTGGCTTTAGTTCTCCCGCGCTTGCTGGCTCTATTGAACCAAAGTAAGTCTGAGGGAGAGGTGTCAAGATCAGAAATGTGTAAGCCGTAATAATCAAGAACTTCCGCTGACTCGAGGGAGCCTGATAATGTTTCTACCTCATATAATGTCCCTTCATCAAATATAGTCATATCGTCAGGAAGGTCGTCATAGAATGAGCGCCTGGTTTTAGGAATTGTACTAGGGTATTTTGTTGCCATTATTAATCACTCCACCGTTGTTGTTTATTGCTTAATAA